TGGGTTATGGCGATGTATTCACAAGACAAGGAACTATTGCATGTGTTCAATAACAATATTGACATTCACACGGGTGCGGCAGCCCTTCTCTTTAAGAAGAAGATAGAAGACGTAACAAGTGAAGAACGCCAGATTGGTAAAGGGGTTAACTTTCTTACAGCCTATGGAGGCGGTCCAGGGAAGTTAGCACGTACTACGGGCATTCCATTTGAGCAGGCTCAAGAAATGATTCAAGAGTACTATCGCCAATTTGCTGGGCTAACTGCTTGGAAACAAGAAGTAGTGGCTGAGGGTAGGAAGATGGGCTATGTCACCACCTTGTCAGGTCGTAGGCGCAGACTCCCTGACCTTATGTCCAGCGATAAAGAAAGTCGTGCCCGTGCCGAACGTCAGGCTGTAAATGCCGTAGTACAAGGGTCAGCGGCTGACCTATGTAAGCAAGCAATGATTAATATTGCTCGTGACCTAGCAGGTACCAATGTAAAGATGCTAGTACAGGTTCATGACGAATTGGTAGCCGCAGTCCCTTGTGAAGAATTAGATTCAATTATTGACCCGTTCATTACCGCCATGGGAAATGGTAACGTAATTAAAGGAGTTCCTCTCATGGTTTCGTATCACAACGCATCCAATTGGTCGGAGGCAAAGGGATGATAATGATAGATATTGACCAAAGAATGTTTTATTTGATGCTTTCTGCTACGGAAGGTCAAAAGTTTGCCAGTGCCATGGGGTTTCCAACCCCTTCAGAAGATGTGCAAGAACTTGAAATTATGGATGTGTTGTCCAGATGGATGATGGTGCACAGTTCAGGACTGTTGGACGAAATACGAGAAGCAGCCGATTGGTTTGTAGCATTTCTTGAAGAAACTGATAAGATTAATTCCCCCTCTGAAGATTTTGTCAATGCACTTATTGTGTTCTCTATTGCGCTTAACAACAAAATGTTGGACAATGGTCATATTGGTCTTATCGTTTCAGACGACGATTTAGAAATACTAGAAGGATTAGAACATGAGTGATTGGTGGTCAAAGAAACTTGCTGGGGAAACACCTACCCCACAGCGTCCAAACTTGCCTCCCGTGCAGGCTCCTATGAATTTTCCGCAAGCATATCCAAGCGCACAACAATCGGGTGCAGTGGTATCTAATCCAAACGTCATGCCCGAAGACGCAACTCTCTCAGACTACTTACGCTCAAACTCCACAAAGGGTGGTAAAGCGGCTCGTACTGAAAATGCAACTTGTCCCGACTGCGGTAGTTCCTACTTGTTTACTCGGACAGGTTCTACTAGTCTCAACCCAGCCCCTCGTTGTTACGAGTGTGGTTGGAACGGGATGTATTCCCAAGCAGACCAATCCAGTTGGTCATAGAAAGTAACAATGCCATTAGAAACAACACATGAATCATTAAAATCCATTATCTCTTCTATTCAGAAGAAGTATGGGGATGACATTATCGTTAGAGGAAGTGACGTTAAAGAAGAGATGACTCGCATCACTTCAGGCGTTCTTGCGTATGACCTTATGCTTGGCGGAGGATGGCCCGTCAATCAATGGAGTGAAATCATTGGTGAAGAGTCATCAGGTAAGACGGCTATGGCATACAAGACTATTGCGGCTAACCAAGCACTTGACCCTGAGTTCACAGCCCTTTGGGTTGCGGCTGAAGAGTATGTACCTGAGTACGCAAAGGCTATTGGTGTAGACCTTGACCGTTTGTGGGTTGTAGAAACCAACTTGATGGAGCAGGTGTATGACCTTGTACTTCGTGTGATGGATGCTCGTGCAGTAGACATGGTTGTTATTGACTCCCTTCCTGCCCTGGTGCCAGGAGATGAGGCTGAGAAGACCATGGAAGAGTTCACTATGGGACTTGGTGCTCGCTTGACAGGAAAGTTCTTCCGCAAGGCGTCTAAGGCTCAAAAGCGTTCAATGATTCACGAAGACCGTGGTTGTACAGGAATCATGATTAACCAGTGGCGTGACAAGATTGGTGTGATGTGGGGTGACCCTCGCACAACCCCAGGTGGCAAGGCTAAGAACTTCCACTACTTCTGCCGTGTTGAAGTAAAACGTGATGAATGGCTTAAAGTAAAAGACGAGACAGTTGGTCAATCTATTAAGGGACGTACTCTTAAAAACAAAACAAGTGCTCCCAACAAATCAGCGATTGTAGATTTTTACTTTACACACGCTAATGGTTTTGAGTTTGGTGATTTTGACACTGTTAAAGACATGATTAACATTGCCGCTTCTGTGGACATCATTACTCGTGCAGGTGCTTACTATTCTTATAGTGACCAGCGTTGGCAGGGCAAGGACGCAATGCTGTTGGCTTTCCGTGAAGACTTAGATATGCAAGCAAAGTTGCGTCTTGAGGTCTTTACACACTTTGAAATCCCAGCACCATGACGCTAGGGGCTGATGACCGCAAGGACATCATGAAAAAGTCCCGTAAACAAGAAAAACGTTCAGCGGTTACTTACAATGGCAGTCGCAACGCAGGCTCTTATTGAAAACAAGTTGACCATAGGAACAAAAGGTATTACTCTCAAGGAAGTAGACCTTAGAGAATTGAGAGAACGTGCGATTATTGAAGACCGTATACCTGTATTGCAGTTTGACCTCAATGGTCGTAATTACGTGGTTCTTGTTGAAGACGATTTTTTGGCGATAACAGATGATGACAAAAGTTGATTTACATACAAAAATATTAGAATTATTGTTTACAAAAGAAGATGGACTTACTTGTCAAGAACTGCACGTGGAATTGCGTGACGCCTATGACATCAAGAAGCATCATGGAACTTTATCTGGTGCACTTAATTCTCTTCATAACTCTTTAGATGTTTTTAATATCAAGGTTAAACGTAACAATCAAAAACCGTATGTGCATGCTTGCTTTAGAACTAAGTACGATGAAAAGCATCGTATTGACTACCCAGCAAGAAGAAATAAATGGGAATCTATGGCTGATTTATTGTATTTTGTAATGACTGAAGATAAGATTCCCCCCGACGCTTGGGAAAATGCTCTCAACAGTTATAGAAAAATGAAAAATGTCTGACAAAACGCCTTGGCACCTTAAAAATTACAAACAATCTTTGACTTCAAAGTATCGCCTGATACCTATTGCTGAAGAACAACTCATGCGTGAGCAACTAGAGAGCACTAGAGACACCCTTCATTTACATCCTTCAGAGATTTGTAAGCGTGATTGGTGCAACCGTTCATCTTGGTACACCATTAAAGGGTATGAGAAGGCTGACCGTGCTTTGTCATTCCAAACTTTAAACATATTTGCTGAAGGTCATGCCATTCATGCCAAATGGCAAAAGTGGTTGACAGACGCAGGTGTACTAGAAGCAGTTGAGGTACCCATCCTTGATGAGGAGTTCAGATTGATGGGACATGCTGATGGCATTATCAATGACGCCAAAGGTAAAGCCATCCTTGAGATTAAAAGTGTTGGCGCTGGGACCATCCGCATGGAAGACTTTGAACTGTATCAAAGTGCTAACAGTCCTGATGATATGTGGAAGAAGGTTCGCAAACCGTTCAATACTCACCTTCGCCAAGTAAACCTATACATGTATTGCTTAGGCATTCACGATGCTGTGTTTTTGTATGAATGGAAAGCCACACAAGAAGTAAAAGAGTTCTCAGTAAAGTTTCAACCAGAACTCATTGAAGACATTCTTTCAGGTTGCAAAAATGTAATAAGAGGATTAGAGTCAGGTGTCCCACCTATGCGACCAACATGGGTAGAGGACTCAACAAGTAAAACATGCAAAAACTGCCCATACAAAAAAGTATGCTGGAAAGAAGACAACAATGAATAAGCCATCACTGGCACCACCTAAGCCAATCATGGGAGAATTTCTCAAGAAGTTCCCATTGGCTGACAAACCTCACGGAGATTTCCCTGAACTTCCTGGGTATCTTGACGAGTTACCTGACCCAGAACTGATGGAACTGTATACCAAGTTTATTTCTTGGGGTTCCTATGCTAAGTCTGAACTTGTTCAATCTGAGATTATAGAAGAACGTACTGCTACTAATCAAAAGTTTTATGAAGCAACGACTCTTATCAATCAGTGGGGAGAAGGCGCTAAAGGAGACACCGTTACGCTTGCCAAGGCTCGCCGTGACGTGGACCCTGAAGTAATGAGTGCAACAGATGAGTACCTAGAAGCACGAGCCTTCCGTAAGTTGACGGAGTCTGTGTTTGAACGATGTGAGCGTGGCGCACAAGTTATCAGCCGTGAGTTAAGCCGACGCATCTCTATGGCACCTAGTGAACGTCGCCAAGGGCGGTACACAGCATGATTACCGAAGTAATGCCATACCGTGGACCTTCTTATCTTGCTCTCCGCTTTGCGGCTATGCGTAGAAAACGTTCTTTTACAATTCCTGAGTTGATGTTTGTTATGGGGTATAAGTATAAAAAACCATATGTTGCTGGACGCTCTTTGGAACGTTTAGTTAGTTACAACTTCTTAGAGCGCTACGGGGACACGTGGAAGATAACCCCAAATGGTTATGAGTATCTTAGAATGACTGCACAATCTTACTCAGGTGAGTTCAGATGACACACATGCCTGACCTCCCCGTAGGTGACCAAGTACTAGAACAACGTAGAGTCATTAAGTTTTGGATTGAACGTTGTAAAGAATTAGAAAAAGAAAACGAACAATTAAAAGAAAAGGTGAGGTCGTTCTATGGCTGAGTTTTTTACACTCGTAATAATGGTTA